AAGAAGGGTGATGTAGTTCACGTTCCTGCTCCTACCCGTGGTACAGCGTCTGCAAAGGCGGCTGGCTCACAAGTAACTTTGATTGCGGCAACGGAATCAGAAGTTCAGGTAGCAATTGACAAACACTATGAATATAGCCGTTTGATCGAAGACATCGTAGAAGCACAGGCTTTAAACAGTCTGCGTAACTTCTACACAGCAGACGCTGGTTACTCTTTGGCTAAACAAGTCGATACAGACTTGATTAACCTTGGACGTGAAACTAATAATGGCGCTGGTACAAACGCCTATGCAACTGGTGCGTTTATTGGTGGTGATGGTACATCTGCTTATGTTGCCGCAAGCAACAATGAGTCAGCCTTAACTGATGCCGCTATTCGCCGCACTATCCAACGTCTTGATGACAACGACACCCCAATGGACGGAAGATTTTTTATCATCCCACCATCAAGTCGTAATACCTTAATGGGTCTTGCACGTTACACAGAACAAGCCTTTGTTGGCGGTACTAACAATACCATCCGCACAGGTGAGATCGGTAACCTCTACGGTATCCCTGTGTTTGTCTCAAGCAATTGCGACACAGCATCAGGTTCTGCCGCCGCCCGTGTTTGTTTGATGGGACACAAAGATTCTTTGGTTCTGGTTGAGCAAATTGGTGTGCGTTCACAAGTTCAGTACAAGCAAGAGTACCTTGCTACGCTGTTCACATCTGATACGTTGTATGGCGTTCAGATTCTCCGTGATGCGGCAAGTGTAGGTGCGGCTAAGTCTGCATCTATGTTTGCTTTGTTGGTTCCTGCCTAATTGCAGTTGCGCCCCCTGCCCTAGTGGTGGGGGGACTTTTTTAAACTTAATTAGGAGAAATACATGGCAACCGCATCCGCAGTAACTACACGCAGAGGCACAGACCAATTTCGTGGTTTGTTTTCTGACACTTGGGCTGTAACAGCCACTTTAAACGCTGGTTCACTTGTTAATGGTGCTGGCGAGACTGATGACATCACGATCTCAGGCGTTGCCTTGGGTGACATGGTTATTGGCGCATCTTTGGGCGTTGATTTGGTTGGTTTAACTGTTACTGGCTATGTGTCAGCGGCAGATACTGTCAAGTTCCGTATCCAAAACGAGTCAGAATCTACTGTTGACTTGGCATCAACCACTATGCGAATTGTTGTAGTTCGTATGGTCTAAAGATTGGGGGGCTTGCTCCCCTTTCTTTTAAGGATAAATATGGCTTTGTTCAAATGCACCCGTTCAGGTAATGTTGTCGAGTTTAGGCACGACTTTGACATTGTTGAGATGCGTAGGCATCCAGAATACACAGAGGTTGATACTTCTGCTGTTGTGGAGGTCGAAAAGGTTGATGGAACAAGGCAGACACTAACTTTGAAGCGTCCTATGGGGCGACCCCGTAAGGAACAATTGTTATGAGTGATATTGATGCGAGAGATTTCGGCAGAATAGAAGCCCAAGTGGAGGCTCTGCAAGTGGAAGTTCACCAATTGAGCAATGATGTTCGTGCTTTACTCGAACTAGCAAACCAGTCTAAGGGTGGCTTTTGGATGGGGATGGTCATTGCCTCTGCCCTGTCGGGCGTGGTAAGTTTCTTTGCCGCACGATGGATCAAGTAAGTTAACCAAGGAGAAAACTTATGATGTACGGAAAACCAAGCAAGATGCCAAAGAAATCAGAGAAAAAGGGTATGCCTATTGCCATTATGGTGGCAGTTGGTAAGCCAAAGGCTATGCCTATGCGTGGTCAGCGCACAGCAACTAACATGATGAAGAAATCTGGGAGAAGTAAATGAGTTCACTATCTGGGGCAAAAACCCTTTTAAGCGCAGTAGTTGCAACTGGTGCATCTCAGCCTGTACAAGCAGATGCAGGACAGCCTGCATTTCTGCAAGTTACAGGGATAACGACCGCTACTGTTGCTTTTCAAGGTAGTTTGGATGGAACAACCTATGCATTGATTGGTACAGCATTGACTGCCGATGGCATTGTCACCATAGCCAATGCGCCAATGTATCTAAGAGCCAATGTGACTGCATACACCTCTGGAACTATTACGGCAAAGGTCTTGTACTAATATGAAGAACCAGCCACATTATTTGCCTGATGGCAAACTGTACAAAGGTGAGACACATAAATCTGGGTCAACTTTGATGACTGGTGCAAAGCATAGTGCAAGTAGTAAAGTTTTAACTCACACCCCTACCAAGAAGGCGAAGAAGAAATGAAACAAGGTCTATATGCCAATATCAATGCCAAGCAAGCAAGAATTAAGGCTGGCTCTGGAGAAAAGATGCGTAAGGTTGGTAGCAAAGGTGCGCCAACTGCTGATGCATTTAGACAATCTGCTAAAACCGCAAAGAAACCAAAAAAGGTGAAGTGATGAAAACTCCCGCTTGGCAACGCTCCGAAGGTAAGAATCCTAAAGGAGGGTTGAACTCCAAGGGCAGAGCATCTTATAATAGTGAAACTGGTGGTAATCTAAAAGCACCAGTTAAGTCGGGGGACAACCCTCGCAGAGCAAGTTTCTTGGCTCGTATGGCTGGCAATGATGGTGCTGAGTACGACAAGAAAGGTGAACCGACAAGACTGCTTCTTTCGCTCAAAGCATGGGGTGCATCCTCAAAGGCTGACGCAAAGGCAAAGGCTAAGTCTATTTCTACACGAAATAAGGCAAAAGCGAAATGAGAGCATTATCAGTTGGAGTTAGTCCCACAGCGGCAGTAGACACAACAGTCTATACCTGTCCTCTAGGCTATTACGCCAGATTTACTGTAATGTATATTCACAATACAGGCGGGTCTACCAAGCATATAACTGTTCAATGGTTTGACTCAAGTGCCAATAGCACACTTGATATATTGACTGCTCTTGATTTCAGTACAAAAGAATATTTGCAGTTTGATGGCAACGCCTACATTGTGTTTGAAGAAGGTGACAAACTAAAAATAACTACTCAGTCGGGAAGCACATTCAGTTTCATTGCGACATTTGAAGAAGAAGGGTTGACTAGAGCATGACCTACCTAGAACTTGTAAACGATGTGTTAGTGCGCCTCAGAGAGCCTGTGGTCACTACTTTCAACGAAACTACCTATTCCACTCTGATTGGCAAGTTTGTCAATGATGCAAAGCGTCAGATTGAGGATTCCTTTGCTTGGAACGTATTGGTTCAAACTATTACAGTTACCACAGTTGCAAACACTTCTTCTTACTCCCTCACAGGGGCTGGTCAGAAGTTCCAAGTCTTAGACGCAATCAATACCACTAGTGTTTTAGGTATGACAAACATAGATTTTGTCACCATGAACCGAAACATCAACTTCTTACCCGCTGGAACTTCAGCACCTACTGACTATGCTTTTAATGGCGTAGATGCTAGTTACGATACAAAAGTAACCTTGTATCCAGTTCCCGATGCTGTATACACAGTTAAATTCTCTTTAGCAGTACCACAAGCAACTTTAGCGGCTGACGCTACTGTGGTGCTAGTTTCTGATGTTTTAGTGTCTCAAAACGCATTTTCAAGAGCATTGGTAGAGCGTGGCGAAGATGGTGGTCTTTCTTCCTCAGAAGCGTACAACTTGTATCGGGCAATGTTGTCTGACTATATTGCTTTGGAAGGCACACGCTATCCTGATCGTGGGGAGTTTGTAGCAACATGACGCAAAGATTGCAGACCTTTAGTGTTCAAGCGCCAGGCTTCTTTGGACTAAACACGCAAGACTCTCCTCTGACATTGGAGGCTGGGTATGCGTCTATTGCCACCAATTGCGTCATTGACCAATATGGACGTATTGGCGCACGAAAAGGCTTCTCAAGGGTTAATGCTTCCTCTGGCAATCTAGGCGCAAATGATATAAAAGTCATACATGAGTTAGTGCAACTTGATGGAACTTTGACTGTATTGTTTGCTGGTAACAACAAGTTATTCAAACTCAGTTCCACTAATACAGTCGTAGAGTTGACCTATGGGGGTGGTGGTACTGCCCCAACTATTACCAATAGCAATTGGCAATGTGCATCTTTGAATGGCATTACTTACTTCTTCCAATCTGGCTTTGATCCTCTGATTTATGACCCTGCGGTAAGCACAACCACATTTAGGCGTGTGTCTGAGAAAACGGGTTATACAGGCACAGTTCCTTTGGGAAACATTGTTATTTCTGCGTTTGGTCGCTTGTGGGTGGCTGATACTACGACAGACAATGTAACGATTACCTTTTCTGACTTGTTGGCAGGGCATAACTGGACTGCTGGGACATCTGGAACTCTTGATGTTTCTAGGGTTTGGGCTAATGGCGCAGATCAGATCATGGGTTTGGGCGCACACAATAACTACTTGGTTATCTTTGGTAAGCGTCAGATATTGACCTATCAAGGGGCTACAACCCCATCCACAATGTCATTGGCTGACACCATAGGCAACATTGGTTGTTTAGCAAGGGATTCCATAGTTTCTACGGGTTCAGACATTGTTTTCTTGTCTAACTCTGGTGTGCGTAGTTTGCTCCGTACTATCCAAGAGAAGTCTGCCCCATTGCGAGACTTGTCCAAAAATGTGCGTAATGACTTAATGACCTATGTGGCGAGTGAGACATTGGCAAATATCAAGGCTGTTTACTCAGAAGTAAATGCTTTTTATTTGCTAACCCTTCCTGTTGCAAAGCAAGTCTATGTCTTTGATACAAAGGCTCAGTTGCAAGATGGCTCGGCTAGGGTAACAACTTGGGACGCTATTGAACCAACTGCATTGTTGGCAAAAAGAAATGGTGATTTGCTGATTGGCAAGAATGGGTATGTTGGTAAGTATGGGACATATCTTGACCATGCCTCTACCTATCGTTTCCAGTATTACACCAACTATGCTGACTTAGGTGATGCAAATGTCACATCAATCCTGAAGAAAATCTCTGTGGTGGTTATTGGTGGAACTAACCAAATATTGACAATTAAATGGTCTTATGACTTTTCAGCGCAATATTACTCAACCCAAGCAACTATCCCTATTTCTACAATTGCTGAGTATGGAATGGCTGAGTATGGTGCAAATGGCATCCCAGTAGCATACTATTCGACAGGCATACAGATTGGCACATTGGTTGGTCAGGCATCAGGCTATGGCAAGGTTGTGCAAACTGCTTATGAGATTGATATAAATGGTTCTGCTATCAGCATCCAAAAGATTGAGATTCAGGCTAAAAACGGAAAACTTGGGTAAGGAATAACCATGAACTATACAAAAACCACCAACTTTGCGGCTAAAGATGCGCTTGCGTCAGGCAATGCCTCCAAGGTCGTTAAAGGTACTGAGATCGACACAGAGTTTACGAATATCCAAACTGCTATTACTAGTAAAGCAGATGGAACATTTACAAACTTTTCGTTTGTTGAAGCATCAAATGTCTTGTATATCTACAATGTAGCAACGCCTGTGGCAAAGATAGATGCCTCTGGTAATTTGACTGTGATTGGCAATGTTGTTGCGAATGGAACAATGTAATGACTCCAGAACAAATTGTTGAGAACCATATCAAGAATAATAATCTTGATACAACAAAAGCACAAATGGTTGCTGAAATAAATGGCACATTGAAGCAGAAAAATTCATTTGCTGTGCGGTCTGGTGACTGTATGTTTATTTATAAAGTGTCTGGAAATACAGCATTGTTTTACATCGTCAATGGTGGCAATGCAATGGGTTACATAAAAGCAATTAAGGAATTCTTTGCTACTATGAAAAAAGCAAATATTCGCTTGTTGCAGATGTATGTTGACAATACAACTACGGCAGAAAGACTAGCAAAAACCGCAGGAGCAATTTCCGTTAGTTTTAAGAAAGATGAAAAACGAAAAGTTGACCCTTACTTAATGTCAATGGAGATATAACATGGGATGTTGTGGTGGATTTATTGGACAAGTATTTAACCCAGTCGTGGAGACTGTAGTTGACCCCATTGTTGAACCAGTTATTGAACAAGTAGTTCAACCCGTTGTTACAGCAGTTGAGCAAACTGTTCAAGCGGCATTGGATAACCCGTTACAGACTGCGGCGATAGCAACTGCTATGGCAACGGGGCAAACATATCTAATACCTTATATAAACGCTGGTTTTGCTTTAGATGCTGGACAAAGCCCAGAAAAGGCTCTCCAAAGTGCCGCCATAAGTTATGCAGGAACACAGGTTGGTGGGGCAGTTGGAACTGAAACAGGCTCTACTTTTGCTGGAAATGTGGCTGGTGGAACTACTCAAGGTTTACTTAGTGGTAAGCCTTTAGAACAATCAGTAGCGGGTGGTGTAACAAGTGGGGCAATAAGCCAAGTAACACCATCTACTTTATTCAGTTCTGGTGGAACTTCAGGACAAGGAACAACGGGAGCAAATAACATGGCTGACAATTACATAAACTATGGTAGTCCAGCGGATTATGGCTTTAACCCAGACGGGATGATGCCTCCATATTACAATTTTGGAAATCCAGAAGACTATGGAGTAAATCCAGATGGGATGATGCCTCCAGACATAAACTACGGAAGCCCTGAAGACTATGGTGTTAACCCAGATGGTATGCCTCCACCAAGTGCTTTTTCCTCTTTTGATGCGGCTACACAAGCATATCTTAGACGAGCATTAGCGGCTGGTGGTAGTGCGGCTAGAGGAGCAATGAACTTCTTAGGTCAAAGGGGTGCTGTCCAAGGTGGGTTGCAGACTGCTGGTGGATTGTTGCAAATGCAACAGTCTAAGGAAGCGGCACTCCAAGCACAGAGAAACATAGAACAAGCGGCAGGGCGTGGCGTTGCTGGCGCACAGTTCAGACCTATTGGCACAACTACCCGTTTTGGTACATCTAACTTCCAAGTTGATCCTACTACTGGTCAGTTGGTAAGCGCAGGATATACAGCCGCACCTGAGATCACTTCTGCCCAAAACAGGCTCATGGGGTTAGGTGCTAGTTACTTAGCGCAGACTCCTGAAGAAGTTGCTCAACAGTACATGACAAGGCAATATGACTTGCTTGATCCTAGTCGGCAAAGACAGTTGGCTGGCATTAGAAACCAACAGTTCCGAACAGGTCGTGGTGGTTTGTCCGTAGGTTCTACTGGTTTGCGTCCAAGTGGCGCACAAGGTTTGATGGGTTCTAATCCTGAGTTAGAAGCCTATTACAACGCATTGGCACAACAAGATGCACAGTTAGCGGCACAGGCTCAAGAGGCTGGTCAACGACAAGTTACCTTTGGTACAGGTTTGTTTGGTCAGGCTGGTCAACTAGAAAACATGGCACAACAACCATTTACCTTAAGCCAAGGTCTTGCAGGTCAATCATCTGTGGCTGGTGCAAGGGCTGGAGAGATAGGGTTAAGAGGCTCTATCTATGGTGGTGCTTTAGGTACATCCGCAGGGGCTACCGCTAGTCCATTGGCTTATGGTTTAAGTGGTTTGGGTAATCCCAATTCTTTATTGGGTGGCGCATTGGGTACTTATCTAACATCACCACTAGTTAGTACTGGAAATGTTGGTGGTTCTGGTAGCACATTTAATACTGGCTACTATGACCCAATGCAACAATATTTTTAAGGAGTAATCATGGCACAAGATATTGTAGGTGGATTGTTTGGTATTACTCCTGAGATGTACCAACAAAGAGTTGGCGAAAACATATTGCAACAAGGTGTACAAATGGGGCAACTGGCTCCAGATGCTTTTGGTCGTGCCAATGTTTATGCGGGTGCGGCACAACTAGGTCGTGGCATTGGTGGTGCTATGGGTGCTGAAGACCCACAGTTAAAACTTATAAGCATGAGAAATGCAATATTTAATAGAGC